ATAAGAGACAGCACCCACACCCAGCGCGTCACGCTCTCCTTCGCCAGCAAATGCTCGATGCGCTGCTCCTGATCGCGTCCCACGTCGTTGCGCCACAATGACATCAGCACCACGTCGCTTGGCACGACAGGCTCAGTCTTGGCAGTTTTTGCCACCACTGGCTTCGCTTGCTTCTTAGCCACCGATCACCTCTTTCAGCACGTCGATCACATACCGCGCATCCGCTGGCGTCAGTTCACTGTGCGTCGGTAGCACTAGCCCGCGCTCGGCAATGCGTTCCGCCACAGGCAACCGCTGGTTGGTCAAATACGGTAGCTGCGTATGGATCGGCGGGAATACGGGGCGCGTCTCAATGCCACGCTGTTCCAATCGCTCGGCAACAAACGTCGCGTTGCAACCGTCTGGTAGTAGCAGCGCGAACGCCCATGCGCCATGTACGGAATACAGCGGCGCTTGTTGTGAGACCCAGTGGGTCTCATCGCACGCCTCGCGGTAGGCTTCAATCACTGCCCGCCGACGCGTCAGGATGTCGTCGATCTGCTCCAATTGTGCCAGCCCCACCGCCGCCTGTAAATCGGTCATGCGGTAGTTATAGCCGACGCGATCATGCACGTAGCGCAGTCCCGGCACTTGCCCTTGACCACGCAGCAGGCGTATCTTCTGCGCCAGCGCGTCATCGTCGGTGGTGATCATGCCGCCTTCGCCCGTCGTGATGGTCTTATTGCCGTAGAACGAGAAGCAGCCGAGATCGCCCATCGAGCCGACGCGATTGCCTGTCAGCTCAGCACCAATCGCTTCTGCCGCGTCCTCAATCACCTTTAGCCCGTAATTGATGGCAAGGACCATCAGTGCTCCCATGTCACAGGGAGAGCCATACAAATGGACTGGCAGGATCGCCCGCGTGCGCTTCGTGATTGCCTTTTCCACCTCGCGGGGATTGATGCACCACGTATCGGGATCAACATCGACAATCACCGCTTTCGCGCCGCAGTACGTGACCGCGTTCGCCGTAGCAATAAACGTCGTGGCGGGGGTAATCACTTCGTCACCTGCGCCGATGCCAGCGGCTAACAGCGCCAGATGCAGCGCCGCCGTGCCGTTGCTGACCGAGATCGCGTGCTTGACGCCGATGTACGCCGCGAATGCCGCCTCGAATTCCTTCACGTAGTAGCCCATCGTGAGCCAGTCACGTTGCAGCACATCGTTGACGTACTGGCGCTCGTTGCCGCGCAGTGACGGCGATCCGGCGCTGATCCGGCGTTCAGTGATTGGCGCGTTCATCGTGCCACCTCAAGCCCTTCCGCGTGAACCGCATCCACGCCGCGTTGTGCCGCTTGCCGCAACTGCTCACGCTGCGCTTCCTGCGCCTTCGCTTCCACAATGCCCGCCTCGATCTTCGCCAGCGCTGGACGCATGTAGGTCTTGTACACGGTATCCACGTCGTAGCCGATCGCGTTCTCACGCACCTTCGCCCGATCCGTTGCGTGGCGCTGCTGGTAGCTTGCCTCCAACGCCTCGATCACTTTCGGGATCAGCGGCAGTTTGTGCATCGCACCGGGCGCGTACATGAACGGCGATCCGGGCACTTTCCATCCGGACAAGCACAGTTCCGACATGGCGCTGAAATCGGTAGCGATCACCGGACAGCCCGCCATCTGCGCTTCCACAATGGGGATGCCGAAACCTTCGCCATGCGCCGTGTGTAACAGTACGTCAGCGACGTTGTAGCATTCGTTCAGATACGACGGCGGAAACATGCCGCTGAGTAGGTGATACTGCGATGGATAGACGATCTTCTCCTCAGCGATGCCCAGCATCTGGGCAATCGTGGGCAGATGTTCGCCGTTGTGAATGCCACGCTGTTCGCTGTGGACGTACAGCACCGCGTCGGGATGAGCGTCGCTGAACACCTTGAAGGCGGCGAACGCCTCAAAGAAGCCCTTGCGCGACGGCTGACCCTTGTTGGCGCTGTTCATCATGACGACGAACTTGCCCTCGAAGTCCAGTCCCGTCTCCTGCTTCAGCTTGGCGACGGTTTCCGTCCTGTCCAGCGGCTTGAACGTCTGACTATCGACGCCATGTGGCACGTAATCGACGTTCGTGAAGCCCGCTGCCTGCAACATGCGCTCACCGAAGTGGGACATCGCCCAGATGCGCTTGGCAGCTTGCAGCACCGTCGCGTTATCGGGCAGCATCGGCTCACTGTCGAGCGGTGCCCACGCAATCCAGTTCAAGTGCTGGTACACGTCGGGATCGAGTACGAACGGATCGATCAGCGAGATAATCGCGTCGGCATGGTGATACTGGTAATGCGCGGCGATGATGTCGTTCATGTAAGGGTGTTGAAGGCGTGGCAGCAGCGGAACACCGTCCCGCACCAGCACACCTCCCTCCACACCGTAGAATGCGGCGATGGCTATCTCATGCCCGTCCGCTTTGATGCGAGGCGCGAATAGATAGGTCTGATTCGCGTAGCCCGTCGTGGCGTGAGGAGCATTCGAGATCCAGATCGGACGCATTTACCACAATCCTTCCGTGAGCGTACCATTGCCCTGAAAGTCGAAGGCGATGGTCGCCAGATCGTCAAAGGGGAAATCGTCGTCCATCGACGTGCCGATGTAGCTGCCGCTGTACTTGCGACTGCCCGTCGCCGTGCCGAATGGCGAATAATCCCACGTACCGCTGGAGTTACGCAGCGACTTGATGTCCGCCGTGCCCATTGGTGTTGCCGTTCCATTGTGCAGCACTTCCACCGATCCGGTGTATTCCTTCAGTCCCGCGATGAATTCACGCCAATCCACCGATCCGGCACTCGCATCGAGGACGGCTTGCTTGGATTTCAACGTGAACTTGCGGTACTGCTCCTGCACTTGGATTGTGCCGCCACCGGTGGGCATGAAGCGCAGGACGCTGGTTGGTCCTGCGCGAAACTCATTGACCGCCATCATGCACCCCCGTTAGCTCGGTACGCTGGCGTCGCTGACGATTTTCACGCCCATGTCGGCACGCCACGCGCCGGAAGCGTAAACCATCGTCGGGATCAGTTCGGTGGCACGCTTTGAGGCGTCACGCTGCGGCTCAACGCGGAAAGCGCGGCGCATATCGAAGGCGATGGCGCGACGATTGAACAGGCCTTGCACTACCGCAGTGCCAGCGGTCAGCAGTGGAGCGCGGTAGATACCGAGAGCGCCGAAACTGCCGAGATAGAACTGATTCGCGGCACGCAGTGCTGGCTCGATAACCAGAGGCACCGCATTGGCGCGTCCGATGCCGAGTTGCAGCGCAGCGTATGGATGGATGACGACGCTGTACGGTCCGGGAATACCGCTGGCGACGGCAATTGCTTCCGCCTTAGCGATGGTTTCCCACGTCAGCGCCGATCCAGCCGATCCGACGGAACCGCCCGTGAAGCTGGAGATTGCGCCGAGTAGGTCCACATCCACCTTCGAGGCGAACACATAGCGGTTCACTTCCAAGAAGTCGGTCATGATATTCGGCACGTTGTCCGATTCCATACGAGCATCGGTGATCAGGTACGCCGAGCCGATTTCCGCAGGCGTCACCGTGCCGAAGGGGCTACGGCTGAATTCCTGCAAGGTGCTCAGATCAGCGGTTTCCGCTACCGTGCCCACTGTTCCCGCGCTGTACTTGTCGGCACGACGCGGCTCGCGCCCGGTCCGATCTGAGAAAACCGTCACCAGACCGGGCATGACGGTATCTTTCATCAGCAGCATCTCAGTCGCTTCCACGACGTCGGGGAGCCACGACTGAATGAGTGCGTAGGTCGTCTCGTTTGCCATTTAGCAGCTAACTCTCTTGCATACGGAACGGGTTGTCTGTCACCCGCCCCTTTTCCACCATGTCTACAAGCATGTTCGCACGGGAGGCTGGCGTTGCGTCGCCCAGCGTTCCCGTGTTCACCTGCGTTTTGCTGCTACCTGCGCCCTGCGTAGATAGTCCCTGTGCTTTGAGCGCATCGACAACGAGCTTGGCGTCCGCTTCGATTTCTTCCTTGGTGTTGCCCTGCAACCGCTTGGCGAGTTCGGGCGGTAGTTTGAAGCTCGTGGCTACGTCACTGACGATCTGTAGCCGTGTGCGCTCCTGTTCAGCCTTCTTAGCCGCCGCTTCCGCTGCCTCGCGTGCTTTGCGCTCCGTTTCGACGGTGCTGATCATCTGCTCATTGAGCTTGACCAGCTTTTCGACTTGTTCACGCAGTTCGCGGTTTTCCACGCGCCGACGCGCCGCCTCATCGCTCAATCGCTCCTGTTGGACAGGATTGGTTTTGGGTTGAAGGGTCGCCGTCACTTGCGTTGGCTGCTGGCTGTCTTGCCCGCCCTGCGGGTTATCGTTCGTGCTGGTGCCGCCCTGCGGCTGTTCTTCAGTTGGCATGTACGCCAATCTCTCCAATGATGTACATCTAGTTCTGTGGAAATTGTGGAGGGGATTTATCGCGCCGTGTAGCCTCCAATGTGTGGGGGGCTAGGCGACGCGACGCTTACATTACGCATTGGCGATTGTGTAGTTCAATGTAGCCGTCGATCACTTCATCGGGGATGAGGACGCGCCCGAACATATCTTGCTCGTAGGCAATCTTCTCAGCGCGATCACGGTAGTACACGTTGATCCAGCAACCGTCGTCGCTCTCGTAGATGCCGACGATCCGAGTACCGCTGATAGAGGTATCAACGAAGATGTAGGCGGCGTCTTGCAGTTCTCTAGCGGTTGGCATGGCGTCATTCACCGCTGAATTGCGAGAAGTAGTTGTACTCCGCCTCATCAAGCTCCATGACTTCTGGGAGGATGAGAAGCACTTTGCCGAAATGAATTGCAGCGTAATCTTCCCAATCCATTGCACCTGTTGGAATATCGTTATGCATTACGCCACCCTCCGTTTGTAATAATCCGCTAGTTCCTCGCCCAATATCTCGATCAGCGACTTGCGATAGCCGATCTCACCGAGCAAGTCGTCCTCTTTCGTGCCGATCACGTCTTTTAGCTCAAAGCGACCATCGAGCCACGCCGCGCGTCCAGCTTTGCCGAGGATACGCTCTTGCGTCGCCTGATCCTGCTGCCGTAGCCACTCCTCGCCCGTCTGGAACGGCTCATCGTCACCATCGCCAATGCCGAGATCAGCCCACGATCTGGTTACTGGTGCTTTGGCGCAGCGGCAATTATGTGCTATAATATTATTAGCTACATAAAAGCCTGTTCTAGTCTGGAGGTTGTACACATGCCCGCTAAAAGCCCTGCGATTAATCTTGAGAACGCGCTCAGGGATTATGAACTTGGCGAGGCTTGCGATATAGCTGCCGCGCGTCACCATATCGGTTCCACACGCCTCAAGAATGCACTCATAGAGCGCAAACTCTGGCGTAGTGTCGCGGAACGGAACCAGATCGGCTCCTCGAAGATGTCCGCTACTCGCCGCGCTCAAAAGAGACTGCCCGACGAGGAAATCGCCCGCAGATACACAAGTGGGGAATCCGAGAATGTTCTCGCTAAGACTTACGGTGTTGATCGCAAGGCGATCCGATCCCGCCTCGTAGCTCAAGGTGTACCCATCAGGGACAATGCCACTGCGAATCGCCTCAACATGTCTAGACGCAGCAAGCAAGAGCGCGTCAGAAACGTTCAAGCGGCTCATAATGCGGTCAAGGGACGCACCCGCAGTGTTAGCGAGTTGCAGAGCGCCGCCCAAACTAGACAGCGGTTGCAATTGACTGTCTCTGACACGGAAAAGGAAGCCGCCAATCTTCTTTTGAGCCGAGGGCTTGAGACAATTCCACAGATTGCCATCGGCACATATAATGGCGACCTCGCTGCCTTTCCCGTCGTTGTGGAAATCTTCGGCGGCAACTGGCATGGCTATGGTGCTCATGTCCGGCGATCCGTGAAGCGATTCCGCTACTTCCTTGATAGTGGCTGGAACCTCGTAATCGTTTGGGTTAATAAAGTGATGCATCCCCTCACTGTCGAGGCAGCGGATTACATAGTGGCTTTCATTGAGCAATCCCGCGCTGACCCAACCTTTCGTCGTCAGTATCGGGTGATTTGGGGTGACGGTGAAGCGGTTCCCGTCGATAGTCTCAATATCGACAATCTCTCCCGTGTACCATCGCGCAGACGACGCCAGCGCACGGGAGCCTGAAACAACGGTATCCCCTACAAAGCAGTTTGGGTGACTGACTAGCTCCTCATCCACCGGATGGATAGAGCCGTCGGCTTGCGCGAGGCAAAACGCACATACTAGCCCGTCGTATGACGCTGACCAGCGCCAGCCGATGACAACGCTCATTCCATCCTCCGATACACAAGTTGCATCGTTCGCTGTGCCATGATCGTCTGTATCGTCCGTACCAGCGACAGCGCATCGACCATCGGCTTCTGCTCGAAAGAAGCTGCGATCCGATCCACGATCCACGATGCCGAGTAGCCAAGTTCCGCCGCCGCGAATACCTCGTCTAGCCGCCCCTCCCAACCCATGATCATCTGTGCCCAGCGCAGCGGATACTGCGGCTTCACGGTGATGCGCTCTACATCGCTGACATCGACGCGCGACGGCTGTTCGGTGAGCGCAATGGCACGGTAAGCGATCTGTTCGCCGCGTCGGATGCCGTCGTTCTCCATCATCACGCCGACTTGCTGCGCTGTTTCGGTGAACAAGCGCAAGCCCGTGTGCAGATCGGCGCGGAACAGCGCGTACTCGGCACTGGTACGCAGATCGGCGCGGGAGGCATCGTCAGCCATCAGCCGCATCGCCTCCATTGCACCCGACCACTGCTGCGACGCGCGACGGTACGCCGCTTCCAGCGTGAGGGTAGCGCGGTCATAGGCGGGTTGCAGCGCGGCGCGTTGAATGTCGTAGACGGCGCGCATCAGTGTGGTGGCGGGAGACGGCGCGGTCATTAATCGACTGCTCCCAATGGTATCCATCCGATTGTGTAGCCGCTGCGGTCAGGGCGGGGGATGTGCTTTGTAATCCACGAAAGCCGCCGAAGACCCCAGATAGTCACATTGAGATTGAACTTCCAAAGAGTGATCGTCATATCAAGGCATTCGCCATGCGTCCGTCCGCCATTTTCATGGAAGCAAAGACCGCCCCGCTGCCACATCGGATAGTAGTGAGCGGAAAGAGAAACAGCGTTTTTGCCTAAGAAAACCGTCTTTCCGTAGAATCGTGCCGTCACTACGCCATCTCCTTGCGCGTGATCACCGCGCCGTTCCCGTTCCGATTGCCGTTGCCGCCGATGTTCGTGTCGCCGTTCTGAGCATCACGCTGAACCTGTTCCTGCGGAGTGCCGCCTTCGTTCTTGATGCGCTCCTGCTCCAATTCATAGTCCAGCCCCAACTCAGCCGACGCCGACTCTTTCGACAGCAAGCCCATGTCGCGTTTGCCCTTCACCATTTGCACCTGCTCAATTTCCGACATCGGCAGCGGCAGCTTCCACTTCAGCGTTATCTTGCCCTCGTGCGTTTTCTTGCCCAGTTCCAGCAAGCGCCGCGAGATGCCGATCACGCCGCGCGCGTAAGCCTCGTGCAGCTTATCGTTCTGCGCCAGCATGGGCATGTACGCCACCTTCAAGCCGAGGTTGGTGATGCCTTTGTAGGCATCGACGCCGCCCTTCAAGCGCACGACGTGCATCTCGGCTGAGTGCTCCTCCGCCAGTGTGTGGAAGAAATTGATCGATGCCGCGAGGTCGCTCTGCATTTCCAGCACCTGCACATCCGCTGTTTCGGGGATGGTAAAGAAGGCGTCGATGCCCGTCGGTTGAATGTCCTCCGCCTTCAAGCCCTTGCCGATGGTGCGCGGCGCAGCGTGGATGCGGATGATCTGGTTCACGTCGCTGGCGATCTTGTTCAGGCGGTCATTGATCTTGCTCTCCAGAATGTGCGACTTGCCGTAGTAGCGACGCGGATCGCGCAGGTGCTGCCAGTCGAGGATCGGACCAAGTGTGTATGCCCAATCGTCGGTGGCGATGAGTACCCAGCGGTTGCCTTCCATCACATAGGTGCGGATTTGCCAGCCGTTACCGCCGAATTCCTTCAGGTTGATGAAGTCTTGCCGATACTTGCGACCCGCCGTCCACTGCAATTCGTACCACATGATCCGGCGCATGTCGTCGGCACGCCAGTAGGGGAGCACCGCCGTCGGATGCAGCGCGATCACTTGCGGATACTCGTCATCCTCGCCAGCTTCCATCACGCGGGCGAAGCACTGGCC